TGGGATCTCAATGACCTTCAAAGACTAAGGAGAATACAATGATGGATATGTATGGCGCTAAAGCCCCTATGATGGGTAGCAAGAAGAAGATGGCAGTTAAGAAGACTGACAAGAAGATGGCAGCTAAGAAAGTTATAAAGAAGATGGGTAAGAAAAAATAATGGAAAACTACACAGAAGAAATTACAAAGTACCCAACACCTGATAAGCAGTACGCATCAGCTATGAAGTACTGCACATACGAGTCAATCCAGACCGGTGCTCAAGGCAAAGCCTGTTAAAAAATGAGTAAAACATCTAAACACTATCTTAAAAGTGGAAAAGAATATACTGGTGCTGTTCATAGAATGAACGGTCAAGTACACACTGGCGCAACTCATTCAGCATCTAGCAAAGTTCTTACTCACACAAAACCTAAAGCAAAGAAAGTGAAATAATGAAACACGCTGATAAAATGATGACACCAAAGCAAGGCAAAATTGCTAAGGCCGCAACGCCTACTAATAAAATTACTGGCGCTGATTTCAAAGCCTTAAAGAAGAAAACAAAGAAAAAGTAAATGGCTAAGTCTCCAGCGTGGCAAAGAGCAGAAGGCAAGAACCCCAAGGGTGGCCTGAACGCCAAGGGTCGTGCCTCTGCCAAAGCGCAGGGGATGAACCTCAAGCCTCCAGTCAAAAAGGCTGAGGCTGCTAAATCTCCCAAAGCCGCAGGGCGGCGCAAGTCTTTCTGTGGTCGTATGTGTGGAGCTAAGGCTAAACTAACTTCAGCGAAAACCGCTAAAGATCCAAACTCTAGGATAAACAAGTCGCTTCGCGCTTGGGATTGTAGTTGCAAATGAAAAAGAAAGTAGCTTTCTGGGATACAAAGAATCCTAATAAGAAGTCAACACCTTTAACGCCAGCACAGAAATCTGCTGCTAAGGCTAGAGCAAAAGCAGCAGGAAGACCATATCCGAATCTAGTAGATAACGCTGCAGTAAAGAAAAACAAGAAGAAGTAAAGGAGATATAGGTGGCACTAGGAGTAGCAGGAACAACGTTATTAGATGAACTAAATCGTCTAGCTAATGGTGGCACCTATCGAGCACCAGGGGCGATGGTTGGGCGAGCACTCGCTGCCCGTCAATGGGCAGTAGCACGTTCAGTAACAACAAACTTAACAGACACAGTGGGGGTTCTTAATGCGATTCAAGGCACGACTAGCAACAATCGCCTTGATCTTGCTGGCGTATGTAACGCTCTCGCTAGTACTTCTCAACTACCTGCAGCGCAGGCTCTCAGAGGAATCTCATCGTGAGTGCTAAATTTAATCTAATATGCGAACAAGCAACCACATTTAGTTTTATATTCTCAATTAATAATGATGCCGTTCCTATTAACATTACTGGTTTTACAGGAACTATGACAGTACGCCCATTCGTTGGGTCATCTACTACCACCATAGCAGCTACAACTACCAATGGTCTTATGGTTCTTACCGGCGCTACAGGCACAGTTACTGTAACTATTCCTTCAGCAACTACAACGGACTTTACTCCTGGTCGTTATTCATATGATTTAGTGCTAGATAGCGGATCTACTGTAACTAGATATCTTGAAGGTTTATTTATCGTAACGGGAGCTGTGACACTATGACAACTTATGTAGTTATCGAATCCATTACTCCCAATCAATCCTTAGTATTTTCAGCACAGCAAGGTCAACAAGGTACTCCTGGAGTAACTGGTCCTACAGGATCAACAGGTCCTACTGGTCCTACTGGCACCACAGGTGCCACTGGTGCTACAGGGGCTACTGGCGCTACTGGTGCCATAGGACCAACTGGATCTATAGGAGCCGCTGGCGCTACTGGCCCTACTGGTGCAACAGGAGCAACAGGCCCAACAGGCGCAACAGGCCCAACAGGAACGACTGGTGCTACTGGTACAACAGGTGCAACGGGACCTACAGGGGCTACTGGTCCTGCAGGTGCAAATGGTGCTACAGGCACTACGGGAGCCACTGGTTCTACTGGACCAACTGGCCCTACAGGTTCAGCAGGTGCCACAGGACCAACAGGTGCAACAGGTCCGACAGGGCCTACAGGGCCTACAGGTATAGCTGTGTATGACTCAGATCAAGGCGTAATTTCACAACAAGTGTTCGGATAGGAATAGACAATGGCAACTTTTACAAAAACATTACTTAGCGGTTCGACTCAAGGTCAGCCGATTACAGTTGTTCAGACAGCTTCAACTGGTACAACTATCCATTCAACTGGCACATCAGCATCAATTATTGATGAAATCTGGTTGTATGCAAACAACACTTCAACCTCACCTGTTTTATTAACAGTGCAGTTTGGTGGTACTGGTGCAGTTCAACACGCAAAGCCAATTAATCTTGCACCACAATCAGGTGATGTTTTGATCGTAGCTGGTTTGCCATTGACAGGAACAGGTGCTGCAGCAAATACTGTTGCAGCTTTTGCTGGCACTGCATCTGTTATTACGATTTCAGGTTATGTGAACAGGATTTCCTAATGGCTAATCCTAACCGCAGAGGGCAAGTTGGTAGTGAAGTTTCAACTGGTATGCAAAGTGCTGATTACACACCTTTTGCTCAAACATCTTTTGTAAATCCGTATGGATTGCAACTTCGCCAAACAATTACATCTAGCGGCTCAGTCACAATTCCTGCTGGCATTACTTGGGTATATGTCATTATGACTGGCGGTGGCGGTAGTGGGTTAGCAACTGGTGCAAGCGGTGGCGGTGCTGGTGGCGTTTCTTGGGGTTGGACTGTTCCACAATCAACTTGCATCATAGGTGCTGGTGGAAGCAACTCTGCTGGTGGGTATTCTCGTTACGGTCATATCATCGCAGGTGGCGGAGCAAGCCCCTTTAGTGCTGCAACTATTGGCGGTGCAGGAGGTGGCGGATACAGCGCTGGTAATGGTGTTGTTGGTATCACAAACTATTATGGAATTCCAAATGGAACAGCAGGAACAGGTGGAGCAGTTACACCTAGCTCTGGAGGAGTTGGCGGCGGCGCAGGTGGCGGTGGCGGCACTTCCCTTGCTGGTGCAACAGGTGGCAATGGTGGCAATGGTATTTCAGGCGGTGGCGGAGGCGGCAGTATTGGTTCAGGTTCATCTTCACAAACTGGTGGCAACGGCGGTTCAGGTTTAGCAGGTGGTGGCGGTGGTGGTGCTACTACAACAACTGGTGCGCGACAAGGTGGCAGTGGTGGAAACGCCATTGGTATAGATGGAACTATTTACACAGGTGGTACTGGAACTAGCGGCACAGGAGCAAACGGTGGTGGCGGTGGTGGTGCTGGGATAGCAGGTAATGGTTCAAACGCATCAGGAACTGTTGGTGGAAATGGTGGACTTGGTGGTGGTGGTGGTGGCGGTGGTTCTACAAATACTGCCGCAGGCGGCGCTGGAATTCTTTATATTTATTATTAGAATGGAACTTTAATGAGCGCAACAATAAATACTAATTCATCGTTTTCTGATGTTCCGTTGGGATTAAAGCTACAACAGACAATTACCTCATCTGGTTCAGTCACAATTCCAACTGACATCAACCGCGTTTATGCAGTCTGCATCGGCGGTGGCGGATCGGGTGGTTCCTCAGCTCAAGCAGGCGGTGGTGGTGGTGCAGGAGCATTTTCTGCTGGTTGGACTTATGCAACAAACACTTGCACCGTAGGTTCAGGTGGAGCAACCGTTACAGGTGGTGCATCTAATGGAAACCCTGGTGGCGCAACAGTTTATGGAATGGTAATTGCAGGTGGTGGTGCTGCTGGTGTTGCTACAGCAACTGCTCCTGCCGCTGGAATTATAGGCGGAGCAGGTAGTGGTGGTGGTGTGAGTGCAAGTGCTTCACGAGCAGGAACTGCAAGCGGTATTAGTTATACAGGCGCACCTTCGGCTGCGGCTGGTGCAAATGTTGGCTATGGTGGCGGTGGGACAACTGGTGTTTATAGTGCAACCTTGGTACAAACTGCAACCGCAGGCGGTGCTGGAGTTTCAGGTGGTGGCGGTGGTGGCGCAACAACCGGTGGTGCTGCAACTAATGCTACCGCTGGTGCAGGTGGACAAGGTTTAATTGGCGGTGGTGGCGGTTCCGCTTTCTTATCTAATGTAACCCCTACTGGAACTGCAACAGGTGGTGCAGGTGGAACTGGCGATTTGTTTGCAGGTGGAACAGGAAGCGCATCAACTGCTGCTAACACAGGCGGAGCAGGTGGTGGCGGTGGCGGTTTCATAGCCGTTGGCGGTAACGCATCAGGCAACACAGGCGGAACTGGCGGTGACGGTGGTGGTGGCGGTGGCGGTGCTAACAACTCTGGAACAAGCGGTGCGGGCGGTAATGGCGTACTTTATTTATACTACTAAGGAGATAAACAATGGCAACATTTGCAATGATGAGCGGTAATACAGTATCAAATGTAATCGTGGCAGACGATAAGGCAGCAACAGAGGCAGCACTTAACTGTGTTCTTGTTGAATATACAGCAGAAAATCCTGCTGGTATTGGCTGGACTATGGATGAAGATGGCAAGTTTGAAGCGCCAGTTCTTGATGGTCCAGTAGGATTAACAGAAACACCTGCTATTGAAATGGTTAACGGTCCAGCAGGACCACAATAAAGACTGATAAACTTGTGGTATGAGATTCCACGTTATTAGCCTGCCCCATACGCAAACAACTAAAGATTACATTATCTGTGCCTTTACTGAGAAGGTACGACGCTTCTGTATGATGATGAATGGTCTTGGACATACAGTTTATCTTTATGCCAGCGAAGACAACGAAGCACCGTGTGATGAGTTAATTACTTGTATCACCAAAGAGCAACAGCAAGAAGCGCTAGCTGGTAAACACTTTACCGAAGCAGAGTTTAATAATGAACTACCGCACTGGCAGATTTTTAATGGCAAAGTTATAGAAGAACTTGGCAAGCGGATAGAAGAAAAAGATTTTATCTGCGTTATTGGTGGAGCATCACACAAACCAATTGCTGATGCTTTCCCAGATCATATGACAGTTGAGTTTGGTATTGGTTACGCTGGCACATTTGCTAAGTATCGAGTCTTTGAGTCTTACGCTTGGATGCACTCAGTCTATTCTGCCTTTAAGAATCCGGCGCTAGTAGATGGCAACTTCTACGATGCTGTTATACCAGGATACATAGAACCAGAGATGTTTCCGCTGCAAGAGAAGAAAGAAGATTACTACCTATACGTTGGACGTATGATAGATCGTAAAGGTATTGAGATCGTTCAGCACGTCTGTAAAGAGATGAACTTAAAGCTCATTATGGCAGGACCTGGTAAAGACCCAAAGATTGAGTATGGCGATTGGGTTGGGCCAGTAGGTGTAGAAGAACGAACAAAGTTAATGGGCGGTGCTATCGCACTATTTGCCCCAACGTTATATATAGAACCTTTTGGTAACATAGTAATTGAGGCGCAGATGTGCGGTACTCCAACAATTACTACAGACTGGGGAGCCTTTACAGAGACTAACCCACAAGGTGTTACTGGATACCGTTGTAGAAATGCAATGGAGTTTGCAGCAGCAACAGAGTGGGTCAAAGACTTAGACCCAGTAGCAATACATAAGAGGGCAGTAGCGACGTATTCGCTAGATGCTATAGCACCACAATACGAGCAATACTTTGGAAGACTGCTAACTCTATGGGGAGATGGCTGGTATGAAAGGAAATAATGCCAACGCTTAGCGATATGATAGACGAGGTTAGGGCCTCCTTAGCTGGATACACCCTGCGTCAAGATAGAATCACGTATCTTAATAATGCTATAACATCTACCGATACAGCTATGATTATTGGTTCAAGTTCTAACTTAGCCAAAGGCATCATTGAAATTGATGATGAACTTATCTGGATTGATAACTTTGACCAAGGAAGCAGCACGCTTAACGCAGCTCCAGGATTTGGTAGAGGCTATCAGAACACTAACGCTTCACCTCACGCTCAGTATGCTCAGATAACTCTTACTCCAACCTTTCCAAAAACCATTATTAAAAAAGCAATCAATGACACAATCAATAGTTTCTATCCTAAACTATGGGCCGTTGCTTCAACTACTTTTACCTTTAACGCAAGCCAAACTACCTATCCTTTGCCAGATGATTTAGAGTCAATCCTTTATATGTCTTGGCAGACAACCGGATCTAGCCAAGAATGGCTACCTATTAACCGTTGGCGTGCAGACCAGATGGCAAATGTTGCCACATTTAATACACAAAATACTGTAAACCTTTACGATAATATCCAACCTGGTAGAACAGTACAGGTTTGGTATACAACAACTCCTAATACTTTAGATAATGGCACAGATGATTACGCAGATGTAACTGGACTGCCTAGTTCATCTTCAGAGGTAGTAATCCTTGGTGCCTCTTATAAGTTATTATCATATGTGGATTCTGGTCGAATCAATTTAAGTTCAGCAGAAGCTGACCTTAACGATACCAAGATCCCAAGCACTGCCGGTGTATCTGCTTCTCGTTATATCTTTGCGCTATACCAACAAAGACTTAATGAAGAAGCGTTAAAATTACAAGACAAATACCCAATCCGTATCCATTACACAAGTTGAGGCAAATAAATGACTAGACAATACTCGTCCACTAGTAATGCAACAACACTTGCTAGCTCTATTAACACTACTGTTACCAGTCTAACGGTAGCAACTGGTACTGGTACAGCCCTTATGGGTGGTGTAACACTAGCCGGTGGCAATGTTGACATCTTTACTGTCGCAATAGATCCAGATACAGTCAATGAAGAAATTGTTTATGTAACGCAAGTATCTGGTGACACACTAACTATCAGCCGAGGTCAGGCTGGCACTGGTACCCCAGCTGTCTCTGGTATTGCCCATACTTCAGGCGCATCAATCAAGCACGTACTGACAAGTGATGACCTTATATTCTTCCGTAACAACGCCTCGCCTGTAGCATCCTTTGCCTTTAGCGGATCTACTTCTGGAACTACCACAGTGCAGGCAACTGCTGTTGCTGGTACTAATACCTTGACGCTACCAGCTACAACCAACGATACCTTGGTGGGTAAAGCAACTACAGATACTCTTACCAATAAGACTTTAACTTCGCCAGTGTTAAATGACCCAAAGTTAAACCTAACACTTAATGCTAATACATCTACAACTTATACCTTTGTCTTAACCGACAATGGCAAATTAGTAACTTCTAATAATGCCTCAGCTCAGACACTATCTATCCCAACCAACGCATCTGTTGCTTTCCCAGTAGGTTCACAGATCAACGTAGCGTGGATTACCGGTGCTGGTCAACCAACAATAAACGCAGTTACTCCAGGCACAACAACAATTCTTTCAACTGGTGCTACTTCAACAGCACCTAAACTTCGAGTAGTCAACTCAGTTGCGACCTGTATCAAGATCGCAACCGATACTTGGTTGGTGACAGGAGATATTTCCTAATGCCAATTTTAGGAGTTCTTGCTTCTACTAAGTCAAACAATTTAGTTCCTAGTGCTCCTACTATTGGAACAGTTACAGTTACAAATTCAACAACTGTTTCAATTCCCTTTACAGCAGGTAGTAGTAGCTTACCTATTACTTCTTATGTTGCTACATCTTCACCTTCAATTAGCCTAAGCGTTTCTGGAACTACATCTCCATTAACTGCAACTGGTTCTTTTGCTTCTAATACTGCTTACACAATTCAGATTGCAGCGGTTAGCGCAGCAGGAACAGGTGCTTCTTCATCTGCTTCTAACTCAGTTACTCCTTACCCTATAACAGCTCCATCAAGCATTGATTATGTTCTTGTTGCTGGTGGTGCCGGTGCTTTATGGACTTCTACCAATGGCGCAGGCGGTGGTGGCGGTGGCGGTGTACTTGATTCAACTTCATCTATTAGCACTGGAGTTACTTACACCATAACAATTGGTGCCGGTGGAGTTAATGCAAGCGGAAACGTTTCGTCTATCAGTGGTATTACTTCAGTTAATGAAGGTGGCCTTGGTGGTTACAACACTGTAGACGCAGTAGCTGGTGGCTCTGGTGGCGGTGGACGTGATGGACGTCCAGGCGGAGCTGGAACTTCAGGACAAGGCTTTGCTGGCGGTGCTGGTGGAACTGGTGGATTTGCAGGACAAAGCGGCGGTGGCGGTGGAGCTGGTGCTGTTGGTGGTGATGCTCCTAGTGCTAATCGTAACGGCGGCAATGGTGGCGCAGGCAAAAGCACTTGGGCTGGAACATTCGGTGGTGGCGGTGGCGGATCATCCGACGTAGGAACTGTTGGTGCTGGCGGAGCAGCAGGCTCCGGCGGTGGTGGCGCAGGTGGCAGATATGCCCAGTCTGGTTATTACGGAACTGCTGGTACTGCTAATACAGGTGGTGGTTCTGGCGCACCTCCTCCTTCAGGTGGCGGTGGTTCAGGTGTTTGTTATATTCGTTATTCAAATACTTTTGCTGATGCTGTGTCAACAACTGGATCACCTAGTTTTTCAAACTCAGGTGGGTACAAAATTTACACTTGGACTGGTTCAGGATCGGTGGTTTGGTAATGGCACATTTTGCAGAAATTGATAATAATAATTTAGTGCTTCGCGTTCTAGTTGTAGACAATTCACTAGAAGAAGAAGGCGCTAACTTCTTATCCAATACTCTTGGGCTTGGTGGTACTTGGATTCAGACAAGTTACAATAACAATTTTAGAGGTAAATTTGCTGATATCGGTGATACCTATGATTCAGTTAATGATGTATTCGTAGCACCTGAACTAGAGGAGTAAGTAATGCCATACGGCGATGACATCACCGAGGGTTTACCCTACGTACTTTCCAACCCTGTAGGATCTACAACTTACACACCTACTGGCCCTGCTTATGAAATAGCAATTGGCGCTTTGCCATTCTTTCTTGCTAACTCAGATGAGATGCCTTATCGCCGTGTTACTGCTCAGTATCGCAAGCAACAAATTGACCAGACCAGAGAAGCCGGAGAGCAGACACTTACCGGTTGGTGGGTTCGATCTCAGTCATCTTTCCACTATGGCGCTGGTATTAAATACTTTGAACCACAGCAGGAGGAGTCGCTACGCTTCCAGTACACAGAGTCTAAGGGCTTAGATGTATGGACTAGAGGACAGGCAACCCTGCTCAATGACACAGCCAGCTTCTATGCTGGTGCTGCTGCTGCTCAACTAATCGGTGTCAATGATGGCACTGACGATTGCATCCTAGTAACAGATGGCACTGCCTTAAAGAAGATTACTAGCGCTGCTGTATCAAGTACCTACACACAGGCTGGCACAGCATCTACAATCTTTAGCCTTACAACTAATGGTAAGCAGTACTTCTTTATCAATGGCTCACACGTCCACCGAGGTAACCTTGCTGGAACTACTAGCGATACTGAAATCTATAACGCTACTAGTACAACTCGTGCCACTATTCGCTATGTTAAGCAGCGCCTTATCGCTGCCATCGGTAGCGCCATCTATGAACTAGATCCCAATAACTCATCCGGTGCCTTGCCTGCTGCTTTATTTACCCACCCTAACTCATCGTGGGTCTGGTCTAGTATCTCTGAAGGACCGCAGGCTATCTACATCTCAGGTTATGATCCTAATGGAACATCATCTTCAGTCTTTAAGATTGGTTTAGATACAGCAAATACTACCACTTTAGGTTTCCCAGAACTTTTACCACCTACTGTTGTTATTGATATGCCACAAGGTGAACGCATCAATGACTTTGATGTATACCTTGGACTCTACGCAGTCCTTGCTACCAATCTAGGATTTAGAGTGGGTGTATCAGATACCAATGGAGATATCCAGTATGGGCCATTGCTCTTTAGTGACGCATCTTGTAACTCGATAGCCTTCCGTGATCGCTTTGCCTACATTGCAACCCTTGTAGATGGGGCTGCAGGACTAGTCCGTGTAGATCTATCAGCAACAGTTATTCCAGGCACTCTATTCTTCCCTTGGGCTTGGGATCTTATTGCTTCTGGAACTACCACTACCGCAAGTCAGGTTGCCTTCTTTGGCAACTCAGACAGGGCAGCTTTTACTAATGGTAATAATACTTGGGCTGAATCAACTACTAGCCTAGTAGCAACTGGATACTTGCGTACCGGTTACATCCGTTACAACACCCTAGAGACTAAGATCTTTAAGTTACTTCAAGCTCGCGTAGATACCACCAATGGTGCCATCAGTATCCAATCAATTGATTCCTTTGATAACTTTGTACTTATCGGTTCCTTCTCACAGAACGCAACTGTTACAGAAATCAACGTAAGTTACCCTGCTACCTCACAGGAATATCTTGGCTTCCAATTTAACTTTACTCGTTCATCTACAGATGTCCTTAAAGGGCCACTGTTTACTGGATACCAACTCAAGTCACTGCCGGCAGTACCACGCCAGCGCCTTATCCAGTATCCCTTATTCTGCTATGACCACGAAAGCGATAAGTTTGGTAACGAAGTTGGCTACGAAGGATCTTCTTACTTCCGTATGTCACAGCTAGAAGCAATTGAAAACATTGGTGACACTGTTCGTATTCAAGACTTTAGAACTAATGAGTCCTACCTTGGCTTGATTGAAGAACTAGATTTCATAAACAAAACACCAGAGGACAAAAGATTCTCTGGCTTTGGTGGCACATTACTAGTAACGATTCGGACGGTATAATGCAAGCACAAGACTACGCAACAGTAGCTGTTGCATTAATAACAATCATTGGTGCTTTTGCTACCTCTATCCGTTGGATGGTAAAGCACTACCTATCAGAGCTTCATAAAAACGGTGGCACATCACTACGAGATGCCATTGATAGGCTTGAAAATAGAGTAGATGATCTATTCAAATTGATGTCTGAGAAATGAGTGACACCTGCGATGATTGCCAAACGAGCCACACCTGCCGCTATTGCTGTCCTGCGACAAGCGAGCGCACTTCGTCCGAAGCGCAAGAAAGCTAGCGACGGACTGCTACCAAGCAAGGCACACATATCTGCTAGTCCCAACAGCGATCACAATACTGGATACGCGGTAGATCTAACCCACGATAAGTTGGCTGGTATTGATTGCGCTAATTTATTTCAGCAACTAAAGGCAGACAAACGCGTTAAGTACTTGATCTTCCAAGGCAAGATCTGGTCTAAGGATCGAGCTGATGAAGGGGATCGTGAATACACAGGTTCCAATAAACATAACAAGCACTTACATATTTCTATTAACGATAAGTACGGTAACGATACTTCACCTTGGTTTCCCTGGTTAGGGAAGCCATCGGTGATTTCTAAGGTAAAGGCTAAGGTTCCTAAACCTTTACCTAAGAAGAAAGAACCAACAAGTCCAAAGGAGAACTAATGGATAAGAACAAGTTAAAAGCAATGGCTGCCACGTACCTACGTGCCGGAGTTGCATCAATAATCGCCCTGTACCTTGCGGGTGTGACAGACCCTAAAGCTCTAGCAACAGCAGGTATTGCTGCTATTGCAGGTCCACTACTAAAAGCATTGGATCCAAATGCCACAGAGTTTGGTCGTGGGTCTAAGTAACCCATAGCAACGCGAGGCAAAAGGCCCTCCACCCTACGGGGTGGGGGGTTCTTTTTTTATGCCGTTTTATTCTGCGTCTACTGGGCAAGGCACAGTAACTAAGTTGCCACAGCTAACGCAAACAGCGTCAAGGAAATACCAGACAATCTCGTGGTCTTCAAAGGCACACATAACGCTAAAGACTTGGGAGCCACAAGGACAGACGTGTACTGGTCCCAGCTCCCGAAGGTCGCTACCAAATATCGGTGGTAAGGTGTCTTTGTTTCTTGACAGGGTTGGTAGACGGAGCCAGCGCAGTAGCCGTACAGTACCCCTATCGCGCCCCTCAAGGGGGCGCTCACCCTGTTTAATTCGCCTCACGGCTCATATTGTAGCAATCCAGTAGCGTGTCTCTGGTAAGACACGCCGATACTCTAGTAAGATTCTTTTATGACTACGATCTCAGCTATCCAGACGGACTATTACGCCGTGCTCTGCGCTGACTCGCAGATCACAGAAGATAACCTAATAAGTAACTCGACTAGTACACCCAAGATCGTCGAGGTGGGGAAGTTTCTAATAGGCATTTCCGGCGATATACGCCCAGGAGATATACTAACCTACAATTGGAAACCACCGGCATATCGCGGTGAGAATCCAGTAACTTATATGGGCGCCAAGGTGATACCTAGTATCATCTCAGCGTTTAATGACAACAACTACGAGTGGAATAAGGTGGATAAAGATGGTGGCTTTGATTATCTCTTTGCTTTTAACGGCAGTATCTTTCGTGTTGCTTGTGATCTCTCTTTTTTCCAAACAGATCACGGAACTTATGGTATTGGTAGTGGTGGGCAGCTTGCTCTTGGCTACTTGTATTCAATCCGCAAACCTATTATGGACTTAGATTACATTAAGCGACACGCCCGACGTGCTGTTGAGATAGCTTCGGTTCTTGACTCTAATACTGGTAAGCCTTTACAGTTGGTGGTACAAGAAAAGCTATAGGAGGTAGCGATGGAAAAGACAATTGAAATACAGTTTGCAGAGTTACGCGAATCAATTGCTCAAGATATTGAAGCGTATACTTGTATTGATGGATGCCACGAGTGCGACTATTGTAAGGGTTTATTCCAAGCAGCAAACGTAGTAAGGGGTAAACCAATTGAGCGAATTTACTGATCCAAAGGAACTACTACTAACAGCACTACGTGCTTCTGATGCCAAGAAGTCTCGTTCAACACAGGTAGAGATAGGACCATCAGAGGTTGGTGGTTGCCGTCGTAGGGTCTGGTACCGATTGAATGAACAACCAGAAACAAATGATAACCAATTAAAACTCGCAGCCATTATGGGTACTGCGATACATACTGAAATTGAGAAGGCACTTGCCGGTAACGATAAGTTAATGATTGAAGCTGAAGTTGAATACGATGGGATGAAAGCCCACATAGATTTATATGTACCAAGCACTGGCGATGTGATTGACTGGAAGACTTCTAAATTGAAGAACTTGGGTTACTTCCCGTCAACACAGCAACGCTGGCAGGTGCAGCTATATGGATACCTCCTATCCAAAAACGGTTACGTAGTCAACCGAGTGTCGCTAGTAGCAATTGCTCGGGACGGTGATGAAAGAGACGTCAAGGTTCACACAGAACCATACGATGAATCTATAGCGCTAACTGCACTCGGTTGGCTCGCAACTGTTAAGGAGTCAAAGGAAATCCCAGCACCGGAAAAGGATGCTAGTTACTGTCAGCATTACTGCCAGTTCTATGACGCATCGGGTGAGATGGGATGCGATGGTCTAAAAAAAGAACGTACCGCAGTTAGTGATGTAATCATTGATGATGCGGAAGTAGACAAGAACGCACTGCTGTACTTACAGTTGGGGCAAGCAATAAAGGATATGGAGAAGCAACAAGAATCTCTGAAAGAATCCTTTGTAGGTTTACTAGGTACTACCCAAAGTGGTATCGAAGTAAGTTGGTCAACTATTAAAGGTCGTGAGACTGTTGATAGTAGCGAGGTAGAAAAACTATTAGGGTTCATCCCTAAGAAGGTAAGCGCTGAGAGTCAGCGCCTATCTGTTAAGCAAGTTGGAGGTAACTAAATGGCTACAGAAGGAACTAAGTTCCAAGTCAACTACAAGTTGGCTGATGGAACACTTATCAATCTTTACGCAGCAGATGTGCGTGAACTAGAAGCAGGACTTGCAGATATTGCAATGAACGCACTGAACATTATTACTACTGGTAGAGAACTATCACAAGGATCAGTAGCACGAGCTGCTGTTTCACCTGCAGTATCTGCTATTGCAACACAGTTCAAGGAGACTCCAGTAGCACCGGTGGCTGCGCCACCTGCAGTTGGTAATTCTTGTCAGCACGGCCCTATGATGTTTAAGAGTGGGGTATCAGCTAAGGGGCCTTGGTCGGGTTGGATGTGTTCAACACCAAAGGGTGCTCCAGATAAGTGCGACACTATCTGGGTTAGATAGCCAGTGCGGGGGCCAAAAGATTATGAAGCTCCCAGTTGTGCTCAGATAGGTGGTGACTTCTGGTTTCCAGATATAAAGGAAGTAGGAAGTTTTGCGGATGTAACATTTGCAAAGTCTATTTGCAATACGTGTCCACATAAAAGCGAGTGCGCCGAATGGGGCATCGCTAATGAAGTTCACGGTATTTGGGGTGGGCTAACTAATAAAGATCGAATCTTAATTGCTCGTATAAAAGAAATGGAAAGGAAAAACATTGCTTGATCTTTCCCGTGCTTGGGGTGGCGTGCTCACTAGAGCAACACCGCTACCTGATGTATGGGTTGGCTTAACTGCCAAAGAGATTAAGTTTCGGCGTGGGCAAGTATGTATGATTGCAGCAGCACCTAATGCTGGTAAGTCAATGTTCGCATTGGTTTACGCAATCAAAGCAGGCGTGCCTACGCTGTTCTTTTCAGCAGATACCGACACAACAACCGTGATGATGAGGGCAGCAGCCCACGTCAGCGGTCACTCACAGATCTCTGTAGAAAATAACTTAGCAAACGATAGTCACTATTACGATTCTCGCTTTGAGAAGTTAGGCCACATCAAGTGGGTCTTTGATTCATCACCATCTATTGATGATCTTGAGTTAGAGATACGGGCATACGTTGAACTATATGGGCAGGCTCCGGAGCTGATCGTAATAGATAACCTAATGAACGTAACAGCAGAGACTGACAATGAATGGGCAGGACTACGTGCGATTATGATGGAGTTGCACGATATGGCACGCAAGACAGAAGCGTGCGTACTGGTACTGCACCACGTATCGGAACAGAGCGAGTATGGAAGTCCAACCAATCCACCACACCGTCGGGCAATTCACGGGAAAGTGAGTCAATTGCCTAGTCTGATTTTGACTTTAGGTTACGATCCAGGACAGGCAACACTGAAGGTGGCTGCTGTGAAGAATCGCTTTGGACCACACACAGCTGATGCGTCAAAATACGCACAGCTTCTAGTAAACTATGCAGCGTGCCAGATTAGTGATGAAGACCAATTTGGTAGGATGTTAAGACGAGATCATATGGCTGGATACCAAGGGAGTTACAATGTCTGAACCGTTAGTAAATAAATACCGAGACAACTTGAGGATTGACGCACTGCGTGATGTTAGTAATGCTTTGCGTGAAGAAGTTGACGCACTCAAGGTAGACCTAACTAACTTCGTTGGTGCCTTATTACAATCCGGCATTGTCGAGTTAGTTAAAGATGAAGAAGGAAACATTATCTACAAGATCAACAAAGCTGTACTGGTAGATGAGTCAGTACAACAAGACTAAGGGTTCCAAGTTTGAGACAGATGTTATGAAATGGTTACGCGATAAAGGCGTAAGCGCCGAACGTCTGTCAAAGGCTGGGGCGAAAGACGAGGGTGATATTGTCGCTGTAATAGCGGGAGAAACATTCATCCTTGAACTAAAGAATAGGGCAGCGCTAGCACTGCCTGAGTTCTGGCGGGAAGCTGAAGTTGAGGCGCTTAATTACGCTAAGGCTCGCGGTAAAGGGGAAGTACCGCTGCACTATGTGATAGTTAAGCGCCGCAACTCAGGTATAGAGAACGCTTGGGTAATCCAAGATCTAAAACAATGGATAAAGGAGAAGGAATAATGGCAATACCACAAGGAGATATAACAACATCAGAGATCCTAGTACCAGAAGTCGTACAAGATCCTGTACAAGATTTAGATGAAGAAGTATTGCCGGAGGCAACAGATGAAGATTAAGTATAGAAC